ATTCCGAATTTTTGACAAAAGGGAGATCAGAACAAAAGTTAAGGCTTAGACAACTGCAATGGAACTCAGCAGAAAAAGGTAATGTGGTCATGCAGATATGGTTAGGCAAACAAATGCTAGGTCAATCCGAAACACCAATAACAGAAGATAATGAGCCTTTAGCTTGGTCTATTGAATAGTGCCATTATCTGATCCTCAAAGACAAGTAATACTTTGTAATAAACGATTTAGAATACTATTTGCTGGTAGAAGATTTGGTAAAACATTTGTTGCTATACAAGAATTAGCTAAATTTGCTAGATTCCCTAATCAAAAGGTTTGGTACATATCACCAAGCTATCGTCAAAGTAAGAATATCTGCTGGACTATGCTCAAAGAACAAATGATTAATCACAGGTGGGTTAAGAAAATTAATGAAGCAGATTTATCTATTATTCTTAAAAACAACTCTATTATCCAGCTTAAAGGTGCTGATAATTTTTCTTCACTTCGTGGTGTTGGCTTAAATCTAGTAATCATGGATGAATTTCAAGATATAAATCCTAGTGCTTGGTTTGAAGTTATACGACCAACTTTATCTGATACATTAGGTCATGCTTTATTTACAGGAACACCTAAAGGCTATAATTGGGCATACGATTTATACACTAAACAAAACAAAGAATGGCAAAGTTTTAAATTTACAACACTAGAAGGCGGTCAAGTAAGTAAAGAAGAAATAGAACAGGCTAAAGACGACCTAGACGAAAGAACTTTCCAACAAGAATATTTGGCAACATTTGTAAATTATTCAGGAGTTATTTATTATAATTTTGATAGAAATTTACATATTATAGATAACCATGAGGTCGTTAATGCTACAATTCATATTGGTATGGACTTTAATATTGATCCTATGGTATGTGTTTTAGCACAGAAAAGGGATAATGATTTAATAATTTTTGATGAAATACAAATATGGAGTTCTAATACAAGTGAAATGATTGATGAAATTAAAAGACGATATAGTAAATTTAATATAGTTGTTTATCCTGATCCAGCCGCAAGACAAAGAAAAACATCTGCTGGTGGTTTTACTGATTTAGCTTTGTTACGAAATGCTGGGTTTGAAGTGAGAGCAAGATCAACACATCCTTTAGTAAGAGATAGAATTAATGCAGTAAATTCTAAATTGAAAAATACGAATGGAGTGTCAAGCCTTTTCATTATAAAATCTTGTAAAAATGTAATTAAAAGTTTAGAAAGACAAGTGTACAAAGAGGGAACTCATGTACCAGATAAAGATAGCGGTCATGATCATATGAATGATGCTTTAGGTTATATGGTAGAATATATGTTTCCCCTTCGTAGAGAGTTTAAACCAAGCAAACCTACTAGGTGGAGTTAATGGCAGAGTACGACAGAGAATATTTAATTTCAAAACATCAAGACTATAAGGATAGCCTTCATAATTGGAATTTCCATTATCGTTCTTATCTTGGTGGTGATGATTTTTCTCTTGGTAATTTTTTAAACAGATACATACTAGAAACAGATGAAGAATATTTAAAAAGATTAAACTTTACACCTTTAGATAATCATTGCCGAAATGTAGTACAAATTTATTCAAGTTTTTTATTTCGTGTTCCTCCTACGAGAGATTATGGCTCTATGAGTGGTGATCCACAATTAGAGTCATTTCTCAAAGATAGTGATTTAGATGGTAGGTCTTTCCAGAATGTAATTAAAGAAATGCAAACTCAGGCTTCTATTTATGGTCATTGTTGGGGAATTATAGATAAGCCAAACATTATTACCAAAACAAGAGCCGAAGAATTACAACAAGACATACGACCTTATATGTCTATCTATTCACCAGAGAATGTGACGAATTGGAAATACGAAAGATTAGCTAATGGTAAATATTATTTAACATCATTAATTATTATAGAGGACATTAATCCTGAAAGAGCCATATTAAAAGTTTGGAGTCCTGAAGATATTTGCACTTATCATGTTGACGATTACATGAAAGATTACACCAATGCTAAACCAAAATTATTAGATGAACAACCAAATGCTTTAGGAGAAATACCAGCAGTTATTTTATACAATCAAAAATCACAAAGAAAGGCTATTGGTATTTCTGATTTGTCAGATGTTGCAGAATTACAACAATCTATTTACAATGATTATTCTGAGATTGAACAATTAATAAGATTATCTAATCATCCTAATTTAGTTAAAACACCTAATGTTCAAGCGAGTGCTGGTGCTGGTAGCATTATTGAAATGCCTGAAGATATGGATGCAAACTTAAAACCTTATATTATTCAACCTTCTTCTCAATCATTAGAAAGCATAATGAAAACAATTCAAATGAAAGTAGATGCTATTAACAGGATTACACATATGGGAAGTGTAAGAGGAACAGAAAAAACAGTTAATAGTGGTATAGCTTTACAAACAGAGTTCCAATTATTAAATGCGAGGCTATCTGAAAAAGCTGATTTATTAGAAAATACAGAAGAAAGAATATGGTCTTTATTTTCTAGGTGGCAAAATAAAGTATTTGATGGTGAAATTAATTATCCAGATACTTTTGATTTAAGAGATTATGCGGCTGACTTACAATTCTTACAAACAGCAAAAGCAAGTGGAATTAAATCAGAAACATTTATGAAAGAGGTTGATAAACAAATTGCAAGGTCAGTTGTAGAAGAAGATGAAACTATTAGTACCATTAATGATGAAATAGATAATTCTACTGTGGCTATAGGACAATTCTCTACACCAGCTATTGAAGGTGTTGAAACAGCCGAAGAATAAAATGAATGTCAAGACAATCTATATTAGACAAACTAACTCTTAATCATGAAACTCAGATTAAGAAAACATTAGAGGATTTAGAAGCACAAATAATATCTGATATTGCAGAGCATAAAAAACTTTTATCTACCCAGCCATTTAGTCCTGAACTATTACGACAAAAAACAGCAATCACTATTAAACTACGAAACGACTTTAAAAAACAATTCCAAAGCATCTTCTTAGCCGAATCTGACTCTCTTATTAGGGAATATGATCAAGTAGTAGGTGGTTTTATGAAAGAATTTGGCAAATTAGACATACCAGATAAATTTAAAAACTTAACAAAGGTAGATTTAGATACAATTAATGCATTAAAAGAACAAACATTTAAAGGTTTTGAAGAAGTGGCTAATACTTATTTAACTGAAATTAATACTAATGTTTATCAGAATGTTATTGGGGGTAGGTCTTTTGAGGATATGGTAAAAGATATATCAGGAAAATTAACAGGCGGATTAGATGCGGCTGGACGACCAATGTCAAGTCATGCTGGACAATTAGCCCATGATTCTATCATGCAATTTGATGCTCAATTTGTTAAGGCTAAAGCTAGTTCTGCTGGACTAACACATTTTAAATATGCTGGTACAGCCATAACAACAACAAGAGATTTTTGTCAAAGACATATAGGACGAGTATATTCTGAAGAAGAAATTAGAAGTATTTGGTCAGATAGTTGGACAGGCAAATCAAGTGGTGATCCATTTGTTGTTAGAGGTGGTTATCGTTGCCGACATACTTGGAATCCTGTTGATCCAGATTGGTTAGAAAAAGAAGAAAAGAAAAAAGAAGAAAAACCTAAGAAAATTTTGGATGTTCCAAAAGGTCGTATTAAAGCAAGTCAATTAAAACCTATTACTCATACAACTTTAATTAATACACTAAGTAAAGGATTTAAAGAGAGTGCTAATGATAAACGATATGTAAAAAATCCCACAACTAAACAACCTGTACTCAAATTCAATGGAAGCCAAAAACTTGAGGATTATGGTGTTGCTAATATTAAAACTAAAGAAATAAGAACAAAATTTGGAAGAAAAATAACTTATGAATATTCTGAAAAAGATTATGCCGCAATCAATGTATTAACAAATGAAATAAATGATTTGTGCAAAAAATATAATGTTCAAAATTTAAGAGGATATAAAAGAATGGCTAAATCAAATGCTATTGCAGATATGGGTGATGGTGTTATGGGATTAAATATTAAATTTTTACGATTAGATGGACAAGCAATATCACCTAAATCTACATGGAAATTTGGAGATAGTGTTAATGCAAAACCATTTAGTTCAAGTTCATATTTTGATGATCCGCTTGATAAAATAAGAAGTACATTTTATCACGAACTAGGACACCATATTCATCAACAAAAATTTGTTAAAACAGTAGATGATTATATGAAACCTTTAATTGAAAGAAAAATGTTAGGTAAAATAATTAAAAATAAAAGTGCTACAAGATATGCAAATAAAAATCAACAGGAATGGTTTGCTGAAAATTTTTCTTTGTATCATATGGATAGAGAAGATTTAGTTGATCCAGAATGGATTAAATTTTTTAAGGAGAATGTAGATGTCTAAATTATTTGAAGAAGCATGGGAAATTTCACAAAAGAAAAATCTAAATGCAAAAGATTATAAAAGAATTAAAGAAATATCTAGGGATATTCCTGAATCAGAAGAATTGGATATGGGGTATATTTTAGAAGGTTTGTTTTTAGATATTCCAGATATTATCAAAAGGGAAGGAAACGATAATTTTCTTGAAGAAGAAGATAAGAAAATATAAACAATATATAAAAAAAGGAGTAATTATGGCTGACGAGCAAAAAACGGATACAGTTGAAACTGCACCAGAAACTAATAATGCAGAAGAAGCTAAAGCTGAAGAAAATATAGTAGTTGAAAATTCTTATACCGAACAACAAATGCAAGATGCTATTAGAACTAGAATAGGGCAAGAACGAGATAAAATTTATAAAAAATTAGGCACGAAGGATTTAGAATCTGCTGTTACTGCTATTAAACAAAAAGAACAATTTGAATTAGATGAAAAGAAAAAAAGAGGCGAATACGAAGATATTATTAAACAACAGGCTGATAAATCTAATGCTGAGATAGCAAATTTAAAAACACAATTAGAACAAATTAAAATAAATGATAGTATATTATCAAGTGCAAGTAATCACAAAGCTAATGTACCAAATCAAGTAGTTGCATTATTAAAATCAAATGTAAAATTAAATGATGATGGTAAGGTAGAAATACTTGAAAATGGTAATCAACCTCGTTATAATAAAAAAGGAGAACTCCTAAGTGTAGATGAATATGTTGAGGAGTTTTTAACACAAAACCCGCACTTCCAAAGTGCAACTCCTTCAGGGAGTGGAAGTCAAGGTAATGTGGCTCGGGTGTCCGCCAAAGCCTTTAATATTGGTGATTTAGATATGACAAATCCAGAAGATAGGAAGCGATATGCTGAATATAAAAAGGAGAGGGATAGTAAACCCACAGTCATAAATTTAACCAATAACTAAAAGGAGATTAGCAAATGGCTAACGAAACGACAAGTTCAACGATCTCGGAACTATATACAGAGATCATAGCAGAGGCAATGTTCGTAGCAAATGAGAAATCACTTATGCGAGGATTAGTCAAAAATTATACTATTGCAGGTGGCGGAAAATCGGTAGAAGTACCTATTTATGCGGCTGTAAGTGCGGCGGCAGTATCTGAGGCATCGGATTTATCTAACACTGCAGTAAACCCAAGTTCAGTAACAATTACTGCTTCTGAAATTGGAATTATGACAACATTAACTGATCTGGCTAGAAATAGTGCATCAAGAAATGTTGCGAGTGATATTGGTAGATTATTTGGTGAAGCAATCGCTAAAAAAATTGATGTAGATTTAATAGCATTATTTGATTCATTTAGTAAAATTGTAGGTGGAGCAGATGTTGCTTTTTCTGCGGCAAAACTATTTGAAGCAGTAGCTGAATTAAGAAACTTATCAGTGCCATCATCAGATTTAGCTTGTGTGGTACATCCATACATAGCTTATGATATGAAATCAGGAGTATCTAATACTTTTGGTTCAGGATCAGGTGCAACTACAGATATTGGTAATGAAGCAATGCGTTCTGGATATGTAGGTACAGTAGCTGGTGTTCCAGTTTATGAATCTGCAAACATTGATAACACTGGTACAACTGGTGATTATAAAGGTGCAATATTCCACAGAGATGCTTTAGGACTTGCTATGATGCAAGACTTAAAAATTGAAACTCAAAGAGATGCTTCTCTAAGAGCAGATGAGATTGTTGCTACAGCAGTTTATGGAGTTGCTGAATTAAACGATACTTATGGTGTTGAGTTAATGATGGATTCATCATTACTGTAAACAATTAATTAACTAGAGGGGGTTAATCCCCCTCTTA